TCTTGAACCGCCTTCAGGTTGTGGGGGTTTCAAGTTATGTCCTTCTTTTTTAGCAGAAGCTCGCCCCTTAGCATTTAAACCGCCATTTGGGTTTTTACCTTCTTTGCGTTGCCATGCTGGAGATTTTGCCATGTTATGCCATTGCCTCTTGACAGACTACGTTTACTTGCATTGTTGCGCCAGCAGAAGTAGTAACCGCTATCGTCAAAATATCGGGTACGTTACCTCTAATGTTGGTGAGCACTGGGAAGAAGTTACTTAGATCAAGCTGCTGCAAACCATTATTAGCAGTAGAGAACGCGTAAACGACCTCACCACCAGACAGTTCAGTAGCGCTTAAATCCTGCTGAGCAAACGAGTTGTATGAACCCAAAGTGTTCAGAGCAACAAAGTTTGCGTTAACTAAAGTAGTTTGGTTAGTCGGTGTAGACGCGATCAACTCAACCAAGCAAGTTGCTGAAGAGTTAATCAACAGTGTTGTTGGTAGTAACTGACCACGGTCAATCAAACCGATTTGATAGCTATTACCTGACGCTGGGGCATTGTTCAAGGGGTTACCTGTCACAACATCTTGGAACGTAAGTGTGCTAACTGTGTTAGACATAATACGCCCAGTGTACGGGGCAGTAGCTGCGCCATTTGCTGTAATATTTGTCGTTGCTGTTGGTGAAATGTTACCAAAATACACCACTGCCGTATTGGAAGAAGGTAAAGAGTTAATTGTAAATATGCCGTTATACGCATTTGTACCACTTGAAACCGTTACACCAGACACAGTGATCTGATCGTTGATATTCAAGTAATGTGGTGTAGAAAACGTTATAGTGGCATAGTACTGTGTAAGACCCGCAATAGTTGTACTAGCAAGCCCAGACCAACCAGTAATGGATGGCAAACTAGCTTGATAATAAATAAACTTACCAACAAACTGATTAACACCCCAATACGTTGCAGTTGGAGTTGTTGCTGCTCTCCCCAAGAATGGATAGTTAACAATCTGAATAGTCAACGTAGTTGTTGTATTAACTTGCTGAATCAAATATGTTGCGGCTGGGTAAGTTGTTGTACCAGTAATGTTACCTGTAGCACCTGCAATAGCGGATGCGCTACTAACTGTATATGTACCGGCAGCGCCAGCAATATTGAAGTTGTAAGTACCGGCAGCTTGAGCAGTCAGAACGTTGTTTAAGGTAACTGTTGCACCTTGGATAAAGTTAACAATAGTACCTGCAGGTACGCCTGTACCAGACACAATCATACCTGCGCTAATATTACTACCAGAAGATAACAAAATAGTACTTGTACCTACAGCGCCCAAACCAACAAATGTAGGTGTAGCGGATGCTGAGTTAGTTGCAGTTAATTGATTAACGATTGTAGGAGAACCTGTAATACCTGTACCAGTCAAAATTTGACCGTTATTGAAGTATGTATTGGCTGAAACCGTTGTAACTGTAAGCACTGCACCGGCTATAGTGTAAGCAGTAGCGATACCGTTTTGTGTAAACGAACTTAGTGTGATGTACTGTGCGGGTTGGTTTTGAGCCGTAACCGTAACAGGGTATCCATGCGCACCGCTGAAAGTAATTAAAGCATTACCACCGTTACCTTGCCCAACAACTGAGCTTATAGTGGCTGATCCCCCAACTGCGCCAGAACTACCAATCGTAAGTGACGTTTGTGTACCGCTTGATACCGCAGCATAAGTTTGGTCAAATAAATTTGTACCCATTGGCTTCATGCGGAAAGACATTGCTGGGTAGCGTTTAGAACTTGCAGGAACCGTTTGGTTCTGTGTTACTGCATCGTTGCCATATGAATAAGTAAAGCCACGTTGTGGGTCACGACCGCCTTCAATAAGCACTGACACACCGTAGTGAGTCATCACAGACGCCGCACCTGTGGTTGAGTTTCTTTGTTCGTAACGGACTGGCAAATTACCTGTACGGCTCCAAGGTTTAACTTGAAGTGTTCCGTTAATAGTTGCATTACCTGCGCCTACTTGGTGGAGAATCCAAGGCTCACCGTTAATAGTTACGCCCCAACGCAAAGCACCTGCACCGTACCATGCGTATTCCATCCAAACCATTTGGACGGCGTTCCAGTTAAGGGAGTTAATAATATTTTGATTACCGTTCCATACACCCATGTCAAACACGGTATCGACTGGCGTACCACCAGAGTCAGAACGAATTACACAGTACATTCCAGCAGGGTTAGTTACTGTTGGATTGTTTTGCATAATAAATATGCCGTTGGAATCATCAAAGATACCAACACGTTGGAATTGCCCAGTAGCAGCGCCACCGAAATTAACGTTAGACGCCATGTACATTGTCTTACCAGGCTGGTAGCGATGGTATGGACGAGACTGACGAATCGTAATGTCGCCTGGAGAATTAGCGCCACCAATAGTCATAGTGACACCACCAAGACCTGGGTTTTGTACGATACTGGCGTTGCCAGAAACGTTTTGAATAAAGTTTTCCCAGCGCAGTGGCTGAGTGCCGTATTCAAAGTCGGCTTCATAAATATTTTGGGCTTGGCTAACTTCCATTTTGCCCAGTACGTCACGCAAACGTTGGGGTAGGGTTACCTGTGCCGATCCATCAATACCATACCAAGCTGTACTTGGAGTCTGTACCCCCATAGCACCTGTTTGAATACCAGGTGATGGTACCTGCGTAGCATTATTGCCAGATGCGCCAGAAAAGAAATTCCGCAAATTCATACTCATACTTACCCCTATTAGATTAAAGAAAGGGGGGACATGCCCCCCTAGCTATTAGTCAAAGTTACCGTATGGGTAAGCTGAGCTTGTACCAATGTTCATGTCGTTTTGGTTGTAACGAATTGTTACTTCGACCTGACCAGAAGTAAGACCAGCCGCTGTAGTAGTCATCGCTAAAGTTACAACAATCTGACCAAACCATGCTGGGTCTTGACCAACGTTGGGGTTTTGGAAGTCTTGCAATGTAGCATTGCTGTTTGTTAGTTGTGAGCCAACAAATGTACCTGTGTATCTCTGAGCAGCAGGGCTAGAGATATTGCTAAATGTAGCGTAAACACCAGTAGATGTTGCAAAGTTGTTTGAAACGTAAGGCTGAATTGCACTTACTGCAACGGGTGTACCTGCACTGTCTTTAGGGACTGTACCAATATCAAGGATAACATCTGTGATATTGCAGCTATAAGGAACATAAAACACAACACCACGGTATACGAGGTTGGTTGCATCTGCTGTAGGAGCAGAAGCTTTAGTAGGTCCACTATTGCTAAATACACCAGACTGAGGAGTCCAGATCGTAGCAGCGCTATTGGGGATATTGTTAGAAGCAACAAATACACCTGAAGCGCCACCGTAGTTAGCACCGGGGGCCGTTACTGAAAAATCTAGAAGAGTCGTTTGAACGAGGTCTGTGTAACCTACATCTCTATTGGGGCCAAAACGATTTTGCCCAGAAAGAATTGGGCCGGAAAATGTGGAACGTGCCATGACAATGAGTCCTTATGCAAAAGTTACCTTGTTAATCGTTGCATCGTCTGCTGGGCCAGTGGCAACAAGGTGGAATTCCCAGATAGCCAAATAATACACTATTTTTGGACGGAGTCAACAAGTTTATTGGACTTTTTAAGATTTTCTGCGCGTGACATTATTTGTAAATTCCAAGGTACATGTAAACCGCAAACCGTTTCCCCCCTCAATGGTACTATATGGTCTACGACATAAGGCGTTCCTGTAATGCGCGTAGCAGTCATAGCGTCTATGTACAGCTGTTTTATTTGTTGTTTTTGCTCAGAAGAAAGCCATGTGGGCGTAGCTTGTTTGTGTTTATCCCTACGATGTTTAGTGCTTGCTTTTACTTCGTCGGGGTGCTTTTCTTTCCATGCTTTTTTATATTGTTGCCGTTGTTCGTTAGGACGCGCCATAGCCTTTAATTTGACTATTTCTTTATTGCGCTCATAGTATTCTTTTTTAGCTTGTTGTCCTGCATCGGACTGGTTGTACTGCTTAAAATACTCTGCACGGGTTTCATTTCCTTTAGTCCATTCAACCTTTAAACATTCCGTGCATGAGCCTTTAGTTTTGCGTAAAGCTATATGCCCATGTTTGCAGGGTTGCCCAGTGAAATAGTACTTACTGCCGGTTTTCTTTGCTTCTTCTCTTGTGGTTGGGTAGTCCATATTAACTCCTGTGACTTTGATACAGGTAAGTATACCACAAAATAAAGGGGCCTAAGCCCCTTTATAAATTAATCATTTAAGATTAATATGAGCCATAAATACCAAGTGGATCAGAATAGCCAAAGCTATAACGCTCACGGGATTTATAACGAACGTTTCCAGTGTCAAAGTCACCATCCATGGAGTTTTGCAGCGGTGTACGAACGAAGTGCTTGAGACCGTTAGGTACATCAGTTGTCAAGAACCAAGCGTTAGGTGCTGTCAAGAAGTGGTTAATTGTGTAACCTTCTGGGACAGAACCGTTGTTCTTGATTGCGTTGATGTCGTTGTTGTTTGTACCAACACGGAGTTCTGTCTCGAGTAAACGAGTTGCAACGAACTGGAGTGCTGGAGGAACAATCAACTTCTTAGGTTTAGCAGCGATCAAAAGTCCGCGCTCGTCTGTCCAAGCAGCGATTTGAATAACAGCATTTTCAAGGGCTGTTTCGTTCAAGTCAGCAGCAGTAGAAGGAGTGTTGGAATTTGTACCACCGTTAATTAGCGGGTGAGCTGAGTTCAATAAAGAAACGCCATCACCGCCGGTATAAGCGCCGTTAAATGCGTTGTTCAATATAGCAGCAGCTTTCACTTGCTTGGTATATGCCATAGCGCGAGCCAAGCCCTTTGTATAACGTGCAGACAAAGAGTCATACAAGTTATCCTCAATCGCCTCTTCTGTTAAGGAGAAGCCAAGAGCAATAGTCTCGTGGTTATAGCGAGCTGTCCATGCTTCTTGCGCATTGTCATAAGCGATGGCATTGCCCTCGGCCTTAACAGGTGCTGCTGAGAATCCAGACAGTTTTGTTTCTTCTTCGAATGAACGCTCAGAGGTCTCTGTTTCATAGATCTCTTTGTGCTCTTCGCCGTATCTTGCATACTCTAATCCGAACAATGCGTTCAGTCCAGGGAGCAACTCTTTCAATAGTTGTGCGCGTGAAATAGCCATTTTATGTTACTCCTTAAACAGC